CTGCTGAGTATCTGATTGAGCAGGTCCAGTACATCAATGCCGACCCAGTCGGCTCCACCAACGAGAACACACCCAGCGTGATCCGTATGCAGTACAATCACCCAGTGAAGGAGCTCATCTGGTGCTACCAGACCGCCGCCCCGTCCTCCAACCCCAATTCCATGTGGAATTTCTCATCCGGTGTTTCCAACGTGAACGTGACTGTGGATCCCTCTAAGATTGCAGGCTCCCTCGCCCCATTCTCCCCATCCCACATCGGGTCGCCACTCCTGTATGTGCCATCCCCCTTTGCAGGCCCCCTGGTGGCTACATCAAACATCGGTGCAGTCGTCAGCAGTAACGTCACTGGCAACACCCTCATAACGTTCCAGTCTAACGTGTTCACCGGTAACGTCTATTGGGTGGAGTCTGGTCTGCCTCAGGCGACGTCCAACATCTCGTTTGGCGTGGAGGTGGGTCCTCTGCACCAGTTCAAGCTGATCCTGAACGGCACGGATCGTTTCGTTCCTCAGTACGGCAAGTACTTCAACCAGTATCAGACTTATCAGTACCACTCTGGTATGCCATACCCAGGTATTTACGTCTACTCCTTTGCCCTCAAGCCCGAGGAGCTCCAGCCCAGCGGTACGTGCAACTTCTCGCGCATTGACATGGCGCAAGCGGCTGTGAATCTCAAGACGGGTATGCCGAGCTTGAATCAGCGTATGTTCGCGGTCAACTACAACATCCTTCGCGTCCAGTCGGGTCTTGGCGGTCTCGCGTTCGCCAACTAAATTTTGAGCTAAATTTTTTTCTCTGGATATAGTACAAAATGGCCGGTGGTTTAATGCAGCTCGTTGCTTACGGTGCTCAGGATGTGTATCTGACTGGTCAGCCCAAGGTGACCTTCTTCCAGGCGGTGTACAAGCGTCACACTAACTTCGCCATGGAGAACATTCAGCAGACGGTGAACGGCACCCCCTCCAACGGTGGCCGTGTGTCCGTGACCATTGCCCGCAACGGCGATCTGGTCGGCGACATGTACGTCCGCCTGCAGGCCCCAACTGGCCAGTCCCTGGTGCCCACCTCCACCAACACTGGTGCCCCAGACACTTGCTGGCTGGCGGAGCGTGCGCTCGCCGACATTGAGCTGACCATCGGTGGCCAGCGCATTGACAAGCACTACCAGACCTGGTGGCGCCTGTACGCCGAGCTGTTCCTGTCGGAGTCCGAGAAGATCAACTACGGCAAGATGACCTCGGCTCCCCAGCCAACCATTGACAACACCAACCCAAGCAGCGTGTACCTGCCCCTGCTGTTCTTCTTCAACCGCAACCCAGGCCTGTACCTGCCCCTGATTGCCCTGCAGTACCACGAGGTGCGTCTGGACTTTGACCTGACCAGCTACTTCACCAGCTACTTCGGCACCTCCGCCCCCTTCGAGGTGTGGGCCAACTACGTGTACCTGGACACCGAGGAGCGCCGCCGCTTCGCCCAGAAGGGCCACGAGTACCTGATCGAGCAGGTGCAGCACACCGGCGGTGACAGCATCACCGCTGCCGGCGGCTCCGCCCCAACTGCCGCTGCCGCTGCCCAGACCATCCGTCTGTCCTTCAACCACCCAGTGAAGGAGCTGATCTGGTGCTACACCAACACGGCCGCCACCGCCAACAACTCCCTGTGGAACTTCTCCACCTCCTGCGCGAACGTGCAGGTGACTTGCGGCACCCAGGTTTTCCAGAACCTGGGCGCCCTGCCCCACACCGTCGGCGCACCCCGTATTTCGTCCAACGTTACGCTGACCGCCGTGAGCACCCTGTTGACCTCCAACGTTACCGGTGGCTTCACCTGGGTTGAGGAGGGCTCGTCCGGTGCGGCTGCCACCACCGCCGCTGGCGTGGAGGTCGGCCCCCTGTACAACTTCAAGCTGGTGCTGAACGGCCAGGACCGCTTCAAGGAGCAGGCCGGCAAGTACTTCAACCAGTACCAGCCATACCAGTACCACTCTGGTGTGCCTTACCCAGGCATCTACGCCTACAGCTTCGCGCTGCAGCCAGAGGAGCACCAGCCAACCGGCACCTGCAACTTCTCCCGCATTGACAACGCCCAGGTGGCTATCAACATGAAGGGCAACTACACCACTCAGCTGCAGAAGATGTTCGCGGTGAACTACAACATCCTGCGCATCCAGTCTGGCATGGGCGGTCTTGCGTTCAGCAACTGAACCCTCCCATATTATTATATTTATATTTTAAACTTAAAAAACGGCCAACCCGGATTATCCGGGCCTCAGGCCCAAAAATGATCATGATTTTTGGGTCAGAGAGTTAAAGATAATCCTCCCATATAGTAGGAATGGAAGAAAAGAACTTAAAGAAATGCTCTAATTGTTGTCGTGCTCCTCAACCCATTGAGGAATTTATAAACGCCAAAGACCGTGAATGTTCTACGTGTAATAAGTGTCGTGAAAAAGGTAAAAAACATGACGTCAAACCCGAAAGACGCGAGTATCATAATGAACTTCAAAAGGAAAAAGGTTATGCTGAAAAATGGAGAACAAAGCAACTTGAAGAGAGGCCAGAAGAATTTAGAAAACATAGAAACGAAACTCATAAGAGATGGCGTGAAGAAAACGCCGAGCGCTCAGCCAAGTGGTACCGTACTAATGTTAACCCCCGTTTAGATGCCTTGAAACGCGCAGCTGAAACTCGAGGTATAGAATGGCATCTTACTGATGAAGAGGCCAAAGTCATGATGTCAAATCCATGTGTGTACTGCAAACATATTGATCTTGACGTGCGCGTGAATGGTATAGACCGCCTGGACTCTGCTAAAAGTTATACTACTGAGAATTGTATGTCTTGTTGCAAAGACTGCAACTATATGAAAGGCACTTATGATCCCAGGACGTTCATAGAACGCGCCAAGAAAATTTCCATTTGTGAAATAGAATTTCCAGAAGTTCCCGTATGCGGGGACCATAAGAAGGTTACTAGAAAGAAGACTACCGCGCCACAACCTGCCAAGACCCCTTGAGCGCGGCAAACTCCTCCTCAATTATGAATGAAGTCATTTCAGGATTGAATTTTGGAGAACAACAGAACACGTCAACATACACTTTATTATGCTCTGGATACGTGTGTGCGCTGAAGTGGCTCTCGGCCAAAACAAGCACACCCGTCGTCCCCATGGGGTCAAATTGGTGAAAAGCTTGGGAAACGACGTTAAACCCACACCTTTCAGCGATTCGCTTCATGATTTTCTCAAGATGAATGGTCTTTGACACCCACACGCCATCAACGTGTCCGACCAAATGTTTCATTTATATTCTAGGGGTTGCTTATTTTATATACCACCAACCCAAGCGCCAACAAGATGTACAAAAGTCCAAAATAACGCTGGTACGGCTTGGCCTGATTCTTCGCCGCCTCAACAAAGTTGGAGACGCCCAGAGCTCCGATTATCGCAACAAAAAGCACAAGAAACGCTACGTTAAAGTCAGGCATTTAGTATATTACTATAAAATAAATGCAGGCACTCAATGGACCTGAGCTCATGAAGGCCCTGAAACTCCAGTATCCCGACGCGAGCATTGAAGAGGTCCTGGACAAAGCCAGACTTATTGGGCTTGAACGAATTTTCATGGAAATTAGGGACCTGACTTTTGAGACGCCTGTTCACATCATTGAGGAACTATGTGACCGTTCCCTTACATGTGAAGATGCCATTACTGTACTGAAACTGATGGCCGATTACAAGAATGATTTTCGTTTTGAAATTAATCAGTTAATTGATTCTCATAGTGTAGAGACGATGTACAAATTTTTCCAACTGGAAATTAGTAACCTCCACCCGACTTGTTGTATGAGACTCCGACGTACCAGTAATACAAGAAGAAGAAACCAGCAACCATCATGAAGGTCGCCTTGATCACCTCGGACGCGACGGCCCGACGCTCTGGATCCATAAACGCCTGGAGACCAACCAGTAAGAGCATAACGGCCATCATCAAAATCATAAAGTCTGACAGCATTTACTAAATGGGAATATTTTGTTTCTGACTGCGGTTAAAAAATACAGAATTTATATCCTAAAATAGGAGATGAATTTTGCATACATTGATTCCAGAAGCCTCCTGGAAAGTGTGCTGGTATCACAACCTCCAGAGCCTATTGATGCGTTGCCATGCGAGCTTGACCCCAAGTGGAAGGAGTTTGAGGCTGAGCTGGCCAAGTTCAAGGATGAATTCGCCAAGGCTCGTGTAGAGTACGGGCAGAAGTACGCTGAACTCACTGAAAAGAAGGAGGAGGTGAGTGTTTTCAAAATGTTGATTGAAAACGTGAGCTCTCAAAGCTTAAAGGATAAGCTTGAAGATATAATAGACAACCACGAGTCTGAAGAGGGTATCTCGGCCCTGACTCAACAATGCAGGGAGGCGGCGGGGAAGATTGACGCGATGAAGAAGGTGCTCCACGACACGAACATTGAAAGGTACGGCAAATTCACGTGCTTTGTGTGCATGGACAGACTCGTTGACCTTTGTTTTGATCCATGTGGGCACGTGATTTGCGAGCGGTGTTGGAGTTCAACGCGCTGCAAATCCACGTGCCCTGGGTGCAGGTCGCGGCTTATGGGGGTTAGGAAGATTTTTACTATGAGTTAAGTTTTCAGCGAGGGCTGCGTTAAATAATGAATAATTACTTGTAAGGTACTAACAGTAACGCGTACATAGTATAGTGGTTAGTACAGAACCCTTCCAAGGTTCAAGGCCGGGTTCAATTCCCGGTGTGCGCAAATGGTTTCATAGTATAATGGTTAGTACAGCAGACTCTGACTCTGTTAATGCGTGTTCGATTCACGCTGGAACCTGGTGCATAATGCACCGGTCGGAAAACTACGTTTTTATCCTTCTTCCATAGCACAGCGGTAGTGCGTCCGTTTAGTAAGCGGGAGGTCCTGAGATCGATCCTCAGTGGAAGAATTTGACCTGAACAAGTCGTTAAAAGGTTCTTCTGACTTTGGCGCAGTGGTATTTTCACTAGAGCGCAACGGATTGTAGCTCCGCTGGTCGGGTGTTCGAATCACCCAAGTCAGACTAAAGGCTAAAAAAGTTAATAGAAGGGGATAGAACTGCAGCTATTCCCTAGGACTGGCCATCCATTCCCATGCTCCTGTCCTCTAGTCGGTTAGGAGAACCGGCTGTTAACCGGTCAACACAAGTTCAAATCTTGTCGGGAGCGTTTAGAGACTTGGTGTCTCTCTTCATTAGATGGCGACCACGAAAGTGTGTACGAAATGCAATGAAGAGAAGGAGTTTGGGGATTTTTATCCCTCTAGGGGATCATATACAAGTGATTGTCGTCAGTGTCGTTCTGAATATTACAAAACGCGGTATACCGAGAAAAAACATCATATACTCTCGTTAAACAAAATATGGAGGGAAAATAATCCTGAACGACAAAAGGAATTAGTAGACGCTTGGTATGACAGAAACAAAGAGTCGTTATCTGAGCATAGAAAAAATAGGAGAGTTGAACATCGCGATGAGATTCTCGAACGAGAAGCTGTTTACAGAGAAAACAACCATGAGTCCATTTTAGAGTATCATCGGACGTGGAGGTCGGACAACGAGGAACATTGCAGGGAGTACAGTAGACAATACATGACGAGAAGACTTGCGGAGGATCCACTTTTTAAACTTCTTCATAATCTTCGTGCTCGAGTTAACATGGCTATAAAAGCAGTTTCAGGAGAAAAGGCGGAAAAGACCATGGAACTCCTGGGGTGTTCTGTACAACACGTCAGATACCACCTCGAGTCAAAGTTCACAGAGGGCATGACATGGGATAACTATGGTGAGTGGCACATAGATCACATCCGCCCGTGCGCCTCGTTCAACCTCGAGGATCCCGAAGAGCAAAAGAAGTGTTTCCACTGGACCAACCTACAGCCTCTATGGGCACTTGATAACATACGCAAGGGGGCTAAAATAATAGATTGAATTAATATAAATGTTCAAAACAATCAGGTCATTATTCACCCCCAAAACAAAAAGCCTTAGCCCGGCTAGAAAAAGAGCCAACAATATTGAAAGAAAATTCAGACGTTTATTGAAAAATGGGTACTCGATACCTCAGGCGCGTTATTGGTCGAAGTTATAAAGACTTGAACCGTTAGAAAGTCAATGGCGGTCCGCCTTGTGGACTCGATGCCCAGGTATCAAAACGAGGCCGACCATGCTATTGTCCAGGCGGCCCGCGTCTCTTATGGCGCCGGCACCAAGTCTGTGAGTGATGACCGGGCCCTTATCCGCTATCTCATGCGCCACAAGCACACGACGCCGTTTGAGATGGTTGAATTCAAGTTTCATATCAAGGCGCCAATCTACGTGGCGCGTCAGTGGCTTCGTCACCGTACGGCCAGTGTGAATGAGCTATCCGCTCGATACTCTGTCGTACAGGATGACTTTTACTTGCCCGAAGAGCTCCGTAAGCAGGCCACGACCCGTGGACAGGGTGGAGAGGAGCCTTACGGTGAAAGCGGTGCAAACCTTCTCCTCAAACAGAAGGCTGTGTGTGATCTCGCGTTCCATGCGTACGACGAGCTCATTAGCAAGGGTGTATCCCGTGAACTCGCCCGGGCCCACTTGCCCCAGAACACCTTTACTGAATTTTATTGGAAAATTAACCTTCATAACCTGCTTCACTTTCTACAGCTCCGCGTAGATGACCATGCACAGAAGGAGATCCGTCAGTTGGCACGCAAGGTCTATGACATTATCATCCCTCTGGCCCCTCTGACGTGCGAGGCGTTTGAGGACTTTCGTGTCGGCGCCATCACGTTGAGCCGTCTTGAGGTTGAGGCGCTCAAAACAGGGAAAAATGAGATTCCAGGGAAGGGTGAGAATCAGGAATTTAAGGAAAAGATTTCCAGAATTATGAATGAAAGTGAAGATTCCAGCAGCACTACGTGAACAGGTTTGGCTAACGTTTTGTGGAGATAGGCTTTTCAAGCATAAGTGCCTTGTGACGTGGTGTGAAAACGTCATAACGCCTTTCTCTTTTGAGTGCGGCCATAATCAACCCGAAAGTAAAGGAGGAGCTACTGACATTAACAACTTGCGGCCCATCTGCGGCAAGTGCAACAGGTCTATGGGGGACGAGTACAGCATCGACGAGTTTTCCGCTTTATCCGCGCCTAAACAGGCACGGCACCTATGGGAGTGTTTCAAGTACTCAGGAACTTCATCTTCTCCTGCGTCTTCACCTGAAAGAACATGAAAATAAAGACCATCAGGGGCAAGCTACGGAGCTCACCGAGCGCCGAGTGCTCGTATCCGTACCAGCCCTCTAGAGGGAATGGTATTTTCTTGATAAAAACTCTTGCACCGAAGACGATGACCGCCACAATTCCGAACTGGATACAGACTTCAAGGAAGGTTCTCCACTTTGGCTTGGTCTCGTCCAATTTTGGTGTAAAATTGTCAACAAGTCTGGAAACGATAAACGCAAAGATGAAGCAAAGGACACCAACCCACGCGACACCCATTGCCCGAACGGCTTCATATGACATTACTAGTGTTAAAGAAAAAAGTCCTTGGGAAAGTGTGGGACACAGTTCCCCGACGCTCCAATAACACAAGTGGTTAGTGTATCGGTCTTATGAAAATTGAATTTTCATGCGAGAGAGCCGAAAATCCGAGTTCGATCCTCGGTTGGAGCAGAGGAGTTTCTCCTCGCCGGGAAACCTTCGGTTTCCCCGGGCTCTGTGGCGAAATTGGATATCGCGTGGGACTTCTAGGGCGAAACATTGTTTCACCCGGTGCGATCCCGAGATTGCGGGTTCGACCCCCGCCAGAGTCAGTTTGAAACGCGCATCAGTGTCCGAGTTGGTCTAAGGAGCCAGACTTAAGAACCAGTCGCGGAGCGACTGTGACCCGAAAGGAGAACAGTTACTACGCAACTGACTTGGAGATCTGGTGGTGTTTTCACCGCGTGGGTTCAAACCCCACCTGATGCATTGCGACCCTTTCACAGGTCATAAAATCTATACATACAGTAGATGGATTTTATGAAATGTATATGGGACTCTGAAGGCGTTGCTCACGTTACTTTAGTTGTTAAAGACTATCCAGTGGAAGGTGTGTCTCTTGATGAACTCAAACCCATGATTGATGAAATTCGTGAAAAATCAACAGGAATGATCATAAAGGCGGATCTAGTGCAAACCCCTCTAGTATCTCTGGATAGGTTCCGTCTTATAGTCAAAATAGTCAAGGAGGTTGTGGAGTACACGCGCGACGACAATATCCTCAGACAGATTCAGTTTATAAATACAGGCTTCATTTTCAGGACCCTCTATGGTCCAATAAGTTTCGCCATACCCAAGTGCTTTCGCGATATTGTCGTGTTTTTATAAACCCTAGACCTTTATAGATGGCAACGGTAGACTGGCTCCGCTTTCAGCCAGACGAGGAGGCCAAGATTCTCTACGTGGACATCCTCGTCGGGCGGTTTATTGAACTCCAGCCAAGTGTGGAAGATACGGACAAGTTTTGTCGCGAACTTTATCCAGTTCTTGACAAAATTCAGGACCTGTGTGTCACGCGTGGTCTCAAGCAGGTGTGTTCAGCAGACCTGAAGGATGTCCAGGTCACTAAAATCAGACCAATGACTACGATGCACATCATATGGAACGTTTACGAGTACACAAAGAACTGTATTTTACTTCAAAAATGTCAGCTGTCCGGTGGTGGGGAGTTCTTCAATGCGCTCGTGGAAGGGGTCCGTGGATTCCTCCCACCATTCATGCGGAACCTCATCACGTTAATTCCTGAATAAAATTGTATATACTCGTGAGTAGATGAAGGCGATTTTGACGCTTCTGATGTTAGTGATAGTAATATTACTAGTTTTGAATGAACTAGCTCAAAGATTAGTAATTCCCTCCAGGTGGGCGTGGCATTGGGACCTCAATCCAAAAAAGACATTTCCAGTTCTGGAAGTTTCACCCACATGGAAGACGGACAAAATTCCCAAGATCATCCATCAAACGGCTCCGGCCGATGAATCTCAATGGCACCCTGCGTGGATCGAGTGTCAAAAAACATGGAAGGAGAAGTTTCCCGATTACGAGTATAAAATGTGGACCGATGAAGACATTGAAGAGTTGATCAAAACAAAATATGAATGGTTTTGGCCAACATATCAAGGGTACAGTAAAAAAGTGCGCAAGACCCAAGATGCTGCAAGGTGTATTATTTTGTATGAATATGGGGGAATATACGCAGACATGGACTACGAATGTATAGAAAATTTCATGGACCAGATACCCGATGGGAAAGTTTCAATTTCCGAAGATAGATTCATTGGCAGATGGTGTCATGGCTCTCATTATCTCAATGCACTTATGATGGGGCCTCCAAAACACCCATTCTGGAACTACGTGATGGCCAATCTAGAGCTATTTAAATATGGACGGAACCCTCTATGGTCCACCGCCTGTCATATAATTGAAGAGTCTGTTCGCGATTGCCCAGAGTCCATGTTCAACGCACTGAGCTACGCCGACTATACAGATGGCGGGAAATGGGCGAGACATTTGTGTACAGCTACATGGGTACAACCTGAACTTCGGGAAATTCAACGAGCTGTATATTTCAATGCATAAAATATGATTAACAAAACTAAAAGAATTATGACGGGTTTGAATCGTTGAAAACAAAGCCTAATTAAATAGGTAAAATCATAAGTTCGTTCTAGACCTATATCACCCTTAATAGTTGATTTCAATAAACCAATAAAAACCGAGTCGTCCACGCACTCTTGTTTTGCAATGGCTTCACGAGCACATAAAATCATAATTGGAAATCTGTTCAACTGGAAATCTATACCCACTTTCATGAATTTAGGTTCAAAAACTGAAATTTTTTTGGCGCACTCGAGACTGATCACATACGCATGAGTTCCGAGTGGCTGACCTTCGTATAAATTATTAGATACGTTAGTTTTTATTATAGGGGTTATTGGGCCGAGATTGATAACATCCCATGGCGTGTGCTTCACCTCGTCTAAAAGTTCATTCAATTTTGTTTTAAAATCTGGAACGAGACAAACGTCATCTTCACAAACCATTGCAAACTCGTAGCCTTTTTCGACAATATCCTTCCATACTCTGACATGGCTCATGGCGCATCCGTACTCGGAAGGGCTGATATAGATTCCTGAAGGGGCTTCGGCTCTTCCGTCTGTGGCTGAGAAGAATTCAACGTCGAGCCCTTCTCGAACGAACTCACCGCTAACGATTTCTTTTCTGTCAGGTCGGCGTTCGAGATTGATGCAATATATGTGCATTCCTGTGTTTCTAAATTATTTTTAAAACCGTCATCAATCGCATGCGTCAAGACATCAATTAAGTGCCAGGCTAGTATGGTCATTATGAACATCCGCGCCTTGACGTCCAGGTCCTTGGAGAATTTTAGAATCAAAATTGGAACCAAAATTGCAAACAGATGAACCCGCCAACTGGCTTTGTACTGCCCCTGCTCGAACGCCATGTAAAACCCATATGTGGCTGCGATTACAGCAAGTTCCAGCTTCATTACCAATTCAACTTAAAAAAAGAAGGCGTAAAAAACATCAAGGAATATGAGTGATCTACTTGTGTTCTACCCCCAAGGGAAGCATCTCCATATTGAGTTCCTTGGGGGCAAGTACATTGAGAAACAGCCAAAGACACCCCTGGAGGCGGCTGAGTTTTTACTGAAAATCAAGCCTGTCATTACCCAACTTGACGAATATGTGGAGAAGCATGGGCTCAAGGAAATCATAGAGTTGAACCTCAAGGGGGTCCCAATTTCAAAACTAAATTCAGACACGGCACTCCATCTCCTCAAGCTCATGATGGATATCCGACCTGACAAGGGGCTTCTTGAGAAAATCAAGATTACAAATTCCAACCCTATTTTCAACATGGTTTACATGGGTGTCAAGGGTCGCCTCCCTGCCCGCGTCAGGGACATTGTGGAGTTTGAAAACGACTCAAAGTTTTTTTAGTGCGTCACAGAGGGAGTCGCGCAGGCGACTCTTGATATCAAGTCCCAAGTTTTTTTAGTGCGTTAAATTATGACGAAGACTGAAGAGTCTCGTTGGCATCCAGATGAGCAAGAATTCCTGGCCAAATTAGAACAACAATGCAACACGTACTATGACTATCATAGTAAAGACCATGTGTACTACATGAAACTTGCGTCAAAGTTCAACATACCCATTCTAATAGTCTCTGCGGTCAACGCCTTGACGGCCGTGGCTCTCAACTCATTCATCGCTCAGGAATACGTCAGTGTGCTGAACGCCGTTCTGTCAGCAGGGACCGGAGTCCTGGGGTCCGTGCAGCTCTACATGAAAATCAACGAAAAGATGACGAATGCACTTCGGGCTTCTATACTCATGAAGCGTCTCGCTCTCAAGGTTTCCAAGGAGCTGAGTATAGAACCCCAAAATCGCGTGACGGATGGTCAGGCGTTTTTATCTGACTGTTTTTCTGAATTTAATACGGCTCTTGAACAGGGGAACCCTATTGAAAAGACCCTGGAAAACACGCTCGCCTTCACCCCAATTGTCAAAAAAGAAAAGTACTCTTTCATGAACATGGTAACGGGTTCACCTCGGAGGGAGTCACCGGACGCGACTAGTGCGTCGTACGGAAGCCTGTCACGTCTCGGGGAGCCTCGCGCCAAAAGGCTTTGGGGTCTCGTTGATAAAGCTCAAATAGCCGCTCGTTATCCTCCCGGATCATCGTCTCCTTTTCATCAGAACGGGTCATCCCCGGGGGGATCGACTCCAGAAGAACCGGATGTAGAGCTTGGAGCTCGGGGCTCCTGAGTTTCGCAACTTCAAAGCCCACATCCAAGTCAAGACCTGTATTTAGATCACGGATCCAGTAGTGCCCACAAGCCTCTTTCGTCTCTGGAATGACACAAAATCCCTTGACCATTTCAGATTTTATACCCTGATGGTCAAGAGATTTCTTGAGCAGAGCAGCGTGGTGAACCACGTTTCCAGAAACGTTGTGCATTTTGATTCTGAGAGCCAAGCGTCTGAGTTCCGAGTCCATATCTATTATATATTTTTGTTTCCTTATATTATGACGGGGTTCTCCGGTTTCCTATTGGGCATGTGCTTGACTCTCATCATAATAGTTATAGTTGCCAACACGGTTCCAGTCACTTGCCCTGCTCCAGTTGCCCGCTCACCCGCCTCTTAAAAAACTAGAGGGTAGTAATAACAATGGAGTCTCAGACAGTTTCGTCGGAACGGGACCCAATCCTCACACCGAGTCTGTCTCGTTTCACAACCTTTCCTATACGGTACAATGATCTTTGGGCACTGTATAAGAAAGCCATCGGGTCCTTCTGGACCGTTGAGGAGATTGACTTGGCGGGGGATCTCAAAGATTGGGAGCGTCTGAATGATTCAGAACGCCACTTCATCAAGATGGTCCTTGCATTCTTTGCCGCCTCTGACGGAATTGTGATGGAAAATATTGATCTAAATTTCTCAAAGGATGTCCAGATTGCAGAGGCTCGGTCCTTCTACGCGTACCAGAGCTTCAACGAGTCTATCCACTCCGAGACGTACTCGCTCATGATTGACAAACTCGTCCGAGACCCAGAGGAGAAGGCTGGCCTGTTCAAGGCAATAGAGACGTCGCCTGCTGTAAAGAAAAAGGCGGAATGGGCGCTCCGTTGGATCGGTGGGGAGGCGCCTTTTGCACAGCGCCTCGTAGCTTTCGCTTGCGTGGAAGGAATCTTCTTTTCGGGCTCGTTCTGTTCCATATTCTGGCTCAAAAAGCGTGGCCTCATGCCCGGTCTTTCATTCTCCAACGAGTTGATCAGTCGGGACGAGGGTCTGCACCAGGAGTTTGCAGTGACCTTGTATTCCCACCTCAAGGAGAAACTAGACGAGAATACTATTTTTCGGATTGTTATAGAGGCTCTGGAAATTGAGAAGGAGTTTATTACCCAAGCTCTACCATGCAAGCTTATAGGAATGGACGCAACGGACATGAACGAGTATATCAAGTTTGTGGCCGACAGACTCTTGAAACAACTTGGCTGTACACACTCTATTACGGCAAGCAACCCTTTCGACTGGATGGAGAACATCTCGTTGGAAGGGAAGACCAATTTCTTTGAGAAAAGGGTCGGGGATTATTCAAAGCACATTGTGGCTGAGGGTGACGAGGTTAGATTTGACGAGGAGTTTTGAAACTACGTTTCAAAACTGGGGACCTAAGCAGTCACCGAGTAGACGAAACGGTCCTGCTGATAGTGCTTGGTGTTCTCGTCATCCTGGTCATCACGCGTGACGAACTTCATGCCACCCGCGGTCAGGTACCCCGAACTCCGGCCAAATAGGGCGCCCAATATAGCCATGACGATAACGAACACGAGACCGTGGAGCAGAAGCCCCTGGATAGTCGGGACGCCGCTCGCGTCTGCGACCCAGCTTCCGAGCTGGCGCGTCGTTCTGTACGACACAGGGCTTGCCAATGCCGCGAAAACCAATATGGTAAGAAGACTACTCATTTAATATATTGTTATAAATTAAATGGATGGAGGAGCGATAGCAATTTTTATCATTTCTCTAGTTCTGTTCGTAATTGCTTTACTGATGGTGCTATATAACGAGTCTGTGACCCCGAGCCCAGCGCCTTCCACAGCATCTGGAAATAGCACCATGATAGGAGCACAGTGCTCTGTTGGATGCACTTGCTTTCCAAACCCGGACGCCACCCTGCCAAGCGACAAACCGACTCAAATGTGCGCGTACCTGAGTAACGACGCGTTCGTCAAGTGCAATCCTGAATGTTGCCAACCGACGTGTGTGAATCAGGATGTTCAGAATTTCAAGGTGAGATCTACAGTTCTTTAGTTACACTTGCCGCCGTAGCACGTGTGATAGCACTCGTTGCCGTTGTCGCAGTACTCACCAGCCTTTTTAGGGCCGTAGAAGTTTGACTTGTGAGTAATCAAAAGACGCATAAGAAAGCCCACGATGGCGATAAAGACGATGGCGTGAAGCACAAGGCCTGCAATAGTTGGCAGGCCTTCTGCGTTCGCAACCCACGCGCCAGCGATTCCACGTACGGTCTTGTACGCCGCGGGGCTGGCAATAACGATATAAGCTGCAAATGGAATGAGATAGTTCAGAGACATCTTAATTTAAGTCAAGAATTTACTGGGCATCCATGCCGACGTCAAAGTCGGCTGGGTGCATCTGCTGCCCCTGGATGCCACGGGAGTTGGTGACGTCCCACTTACCCCCGGACAGAAGTCCACCCTTCTCAATGGTAACGACGCCGCCGTAGCTGGAGGTCTTCTTACCGAACACAAGGCGCCACAGAAAGTGGGCAACTATCACAAAGACCAGGGCGTGCAGGAGCAGGCCTGCGGTGGTGGGCAGGCCGTCAGCGCTCGCCACCCAGCTTCCAAGAACCCCACGAACACCCTTGTACGTGGCTGGGTTGGACACGACAACGTAAGTGGCAAAGGGGACGGCGTACATCAGAGACATTTAGTATATACCGGGAATAAAATTTATTAACGGCACAGCCCCTTCTTCCGCTGAGTTGGGGTGCAAAAGATACCGTAAGAAGTCTGGCCACCGAACACGAGGCGGCTCAAAAAGTGAGCCACGATCACAAAGACCACGGCGTGCAGGAGCAGACCGGCGGTGGTGGGCAGGCCGTAAGAGTTGGAGATCCAGCCACCAGCCACTGATCGCGTCAGCTTGAAGGTCTCGGGGTTGGCAACCACGAAGAAAACAGCGAGGGGAACAATCTTCTTAATCCAGTCAGAGTCCATTTGGTACTATTTACTTGGAAATTATTTACTGAAGTCCAAGGCTGCTCATGAGTGCCCGGACCCGGTTCTCATGGCGGGTGCGGTTGTTACCGCTGTTGTTGCTGGGGGGCGCGAAGTTGGGGCTGTTCAAGATGGCGTTCAAGTTTGCCCTGGTGAGCCCCGTGAAGTTCAGGTTCCGGTTGGCACGAGCCGCGGTGATCGCGTTCAACTTGCCGTTGGCGGTGTTTGACCGCGAGCCGACTCCTGCGTGACCCCAGAGACGGACCAGAGCTGCAGCCGCGCGGGCGTTTTTGTTGGCGGTGGGATTTTCAACAGGTTTGAAAAGGTTCAGCCGCTGAACCTGGTTAATCTTATTGGCGATTCTGGGGCGCAGGGTGTTTGGAACCTTCGTCTGAACTCGGCGCAGGTTGTTCAGAACCTTGTTGATTTTAGCCTGATTTGACCGGTTGGTCAGATTATTGGCATTGCGGAGAGCCTGGTTAGCGACAATACGCGCATTTAGACTATTATATCTGGCACGGGCATTCTCGGATGCGTTTTGTGGGTTGAAACCGGCGTTATTCAGTCGGGTCTTAATTCCACGAAGCTTATTCATGTTGTTACCTGCGTTGTTGACTTCGGCAAGGGCCTGATTGAGAAGGAGCTGTCTGCGCTGTCTGTTGTTCACATTTGTCTTGGGTTGAGACGTGTTCACATTACCCTTGACACGAGATGCAACAACTATGTTGGCAAGTCCATTTGACAGACCATTTTTCACCAACTTGTTTGAGTTTTTGACGCGGTTTGAAAGCAGGGCTCTCACATTGGCGTTGGTGACGCTCCCCTTGTTTCTTATGATGGTGTTCACTTTGTTAATATAGTTCACAAGGGACTTCTGAAGTTGATTAGACCCGCGAAGGTTTGGCTCCTGACCGCTCATTTTGGCGAAAAATCCCGCCATAGTTTACTGTACACGCCGAAAAAAAAGTGTGCTGTTGACGCCACATAAAGGAACCAACCGTAGAACAAGTAGAACAGAAGCAATGGCTCTCCAGATGTTTTCCACCTTCAACGCCTCCAACGTCTCCTTTTCCGATGTGCGCAAGAACGCCAAGGGCGGCAAGGCGGTCTACCTGAACGCACTTGGCGGTGGCAAGCTCATTTTCCAGCTGCCGCAGCTGCGTGCGCCTTTCGGCCTGAGTGAGTACAAGGACGAGGGCACCGGTCGCGTGAGCTACACACTGCCGCTGAGCCTTGACAAGCCCGAGATCCTTGAGGCGTTCGCCAAGCTGGACGCGCGGGTCCTGGACTACATCACTGAGCACTCTGAGGAGCTGCTTGGAAAGAAGATGAGCCGCGAGGTGATTTCCGAGGGCATGTACAAGTCGCCCGTCAAGCCGAGCACCAAGGAGGGTTACGCACCGGTCCTGAACCTCAAGGTGATCACCAACATCAAGGACGGTTCGCTTGCAACCGAGGCGTACAACTCTGCGCGTCAGTCTGTGCCTCTGACCGACCTGGAGAAGGGTCAGGCTCTGAGTGCGATTGTTGAGATCAACCAGATTTGGCGCACTCCGGCTGGCGTTGGTGTGTCCATCCGCGTCCACCAGGTCATGTTCGCTCCGACCAACAAGCTGAAGCCGTGCGCTTTTCTTGCGCCCGCAGACGAGCCCGTCTCCGACAAGGGATCCGAGGCTGCCGACGAGATTGAGTACGAGACCGACACCGATGCGGAGTAACAGCCCCAGTTCCGAAGGAACTGTCCTTTCCAACACGTCCAAATCCTACGGACTTGTCCGCATCCCAGACTTTGAACTATAACAAAATATGTGTAATAGGATATAATGAGCTGGATAAACTCCAGACAATTTACAATTTCTAACCGTAATGGTCGTCACTATGTGTTTCGTCGCAACAACGCCGGTAACACAGAGATCAACATCCCCGCCCACATCGTCAGCAAGGGACAGGCCATCGCGTGGCTCAAGGCGCACCCAAACAAGGTGGCGAACCCTACGCGTTACAGAGCCAAAGGTAGGCGCGCTGCCCCTTCAGTTAAAAAGCCAGGCGTCCCATACAAATACGTCCCACCACCGCCACCTAAACCCCCTGCGGGAGGCTGGCGGTATCCAGCTCCCAAACTGAGGCCTTACAAAAAGATGGCCAACATAACTGCAAGGAACAATTGGGACATGACGTGTGACCAGCTCAAAGACTCACTTGATTCTTTGACGCCTATCGGTAAGGGTCGTCAGGGTATAGTGTTTACAGCTAAGCAGCGCAGTGGTAACAAACGGCCATTCGCCGTGAAGATCGCACCCAGAGATCTATCGGCCAAGAAGCGTGGTGAACCTCAACCCGTAGATATTGAATACAATATTCAGTCAGCTGTTCAAGATTTGTCCCCGAATGTCGTGCGCCTATACAAGAATATGCGCTGCACGAACTTTATCACACCGGCCCAGATGAACATGCCCAACGTACAGAACTCGTCACATTACGACAAATCGCAGCAGGGTATCCTCCTCATGGAACTCGCCACCGGCGGATCGTTGGATTCTTGGCTGAAAAAGCAGACCAAGGTTGATGACAAGATTATGTCCAATATCATCTCGGACATTCTTGGAGCCCTCTTTAAGATCCAAAAGAAGTACCCATATTTCAGACACAACGACCTTCATATGCAGAATGTGTTTGTCGCGGACCGTGGATTCCTCATAGGCGACTTTGGGTGGGCCCGTCTGAAAAAGTCAGGTA